AATGGATTTCTCCCAACTGGATGCTGAAAGACAAAACAACCGGACCAATTATTCAACAATTGGAAATGGTCCGCTCCGGTATCTTATCTCCGGAACAACTGGCTCCGATCAGACCGGATTTTCAAACTATGTCTGCTATTCCAATGTATGCTTCAGGTGGATTTACATCTACCGGTTCGATGGAAACAAACTATTACACCACAACAACCACTACAAATCAAGATAATGACACATTGATGAATATCAATGAAAATATTAAAATCCTTATTGAATATCTTTCCGATCCACGTAATCGACAAGCAGTTATTTCCAACGATCTATTGCAAAAACACAACGAAGAAATAAACATGATAAATCGTTTAAAAAGGTTGTAATTCAGAAAGATTATAAACAATGAAATTAATACAGTTCTATTTTAGATAAAACACTGCTAATAAACTCATTGTTGTCATCAACTCAAAAAAAATAAAACGGTTTGACTATACTCACCCGGAGGCCCCGCCCTATCACTCAACGCAATTTCACACATACTTTTCAGGAAATATGACAGGTCAGGTCGCGTCCTACTAGACAGCAAAACCGCATAAAAGTCCTACTGTTTCTGCGGTTTTGATTCCGAGAGTTGTGAGCATTTGTATGCAATTGCATTTGCAATTGGTAGGTTGATAGGTCGCAATCACAAAGTATCAAGACAGGGAAACTTGTTTTGAATTTCCTTATTGACAACACCGAGTTTATGCTTCAGATAGATCTCTGTGGTTTGTACCGATGTATGTCCGTTCTGGTCGCGTAGAGCCAACATGTTTATATCGCTGTCTGCTGCCAGTGAATTACCGGTGTGTTTCCAACTGTACAGCTTGTAACTATCCGGCATATTTAATCGGGTCCGGAAACCATTAAAACGGTTCTTCAGATTATTCTTTCCAAGTGGTGTAAGTCCCGGTTTATATTCTTTACCAAACACATAGTAATCCCGGTTGTATTGCTGCAATTGGTAGATATTCCGCAGTTTCAGCATAAAATGTCGTGGAATGGTTGCATAACGTTCCCGATTCGTTTTTGCCCGGAATCGATCCACATTAATCAATCCTCTTGCAAAATCAATATCCCCGATCTTCAATAGTCGTAATTCCTTTCCTGGTCTCAGAAAACAATATGTTTCAAATTCAATGGCCATCCACAATTGTGGGTCATTCTTTGTAATAGCTTCCCGGAATATCTC